TTAGGTTAAGCTGTTGTAATTACTGAAATAAACGTGAGGGATAGGTTGACGCTTGCCCTTTTGGGCTTGGAAGGTTATACTGAAACTCTGATAGCAATGAAAAATTTCTAACGCGAGCGCGATAATGATAAAAGAAGACCAACCAGATTCTTTCCCGACTGTTGATCCAACAAATTGGCGACATGACTTGTGTGACTCACCAAAGCGGAAGAAGACCTACAAACTACAAAGATTTACAGACGACCGCAAAGGTGTCTATTTACAATTCTTGGAACAACATGGACAAGTGATGCTTGCAATTAAAGCAGCAGACATTGCACCAGTTACACTTTATAGACATTTAGAAGATGACTTAGAGTTTGCAGCAGCACAGGAAGAAGTTATGAAAATGCGTTCAACACGCATTGTCCAGCGTTTAGAAAAAGAAGCCATTGAAGGACACACGAGTTTACACTATGACAAAGACGGAAACTTGATTCAAGAAAAACGAGTTTTTGAAACTCCTTTACGTTTAGCAATGTTAAAACGCCATGGAGAAGGTTACCAAGACAAAGCACAAATTGACTTCACAACAAAAGGAGAGCCTGTTGGTGCAATTGCAGTTCCAACGGGTTTGACTGTTGAACAGTGGAAAGAAAAGTATGAGAAACAACAAAGAGGTGATTCTTAAACCTCCTACTTGTCTCAAAAATGTTAAATGGCATTGGCTCCCAGGATATCAAGAACAGTTTTTAGAATCAAAATGCATTTTTGAAGTATTAGGAGAAGGAACACGTGGTGGAGGCAAAACCGATACACTGTTGATGGATTTCTTGTCTGATGTTGGAAAAGGATATGGAGCATCTTGGAAAGGTATTCTATTCAGACAGACATATAAGCAGCTTACTGATGTCATAACAAAAAGTAAGAAATGGTTTTACCAAGCTTATCCTGAAGCGCGCTACAATGCAAGCGAGCATTATTGGAGTTTCCCAGGAGGAGAGCAGCTTTTATTGCGCCAATTTCTTCGTGAAGATGATTATTGGAATTACCATGGTCACGAATATCCTTGGATGGGTTGGGAGGAATTATGCAATTGGCATTCTCCAGGAGGATATAAACGAATGATGTCTACATGTCGCTCTTCAGACCCTGAAATTGCTAAAATTATTCGTGTACGTTCAACAACAAATCCCTACGGTCCTGGACACAATTGGGTAAAGCATAGATTCAATCTTCCAGGAAGCCGAGGAATTGTTGACTGGACACCCTTTGATGAAGAAAGTTATAAACAGCCGCCACGCCTTGCTCTGTTTAGTGACATTAATGAAAACACAATCTTACTTGAAGCAGACCCAGACTATTTAGAGCGTTTAGCAAGTGCTGCAAGAAATGATGCTGAGAAACAAGCATGGCTTTATGGAAGCTGGGACATTGTTGCTGGAGGCATGTTTGACGATGTTTGGTCACCTAAAGTTCATGTCAAAGAACGTTTTAATATTCCAACTAACTGGAGAATTGATCGTTCGTTTGACTGGGGTTCATCTGCTCCATTCAGTGTAGGTTGGTGGGCTGAAAGTGATGGAAGTGATTACCAAGCAGAGGATGGAACATGGCATTCTACTGTTCGGGGTGATTTGTTTCGTATTGCAGAGTGGTATGGTTGGAATGGCAAGCCTAATGAGGGACTCAGGTTGTTAGCAAGTGAAATTGCTAGGGGTATTGTTGAACGTGAAATGAAAATGAACATCCGGAATTTATGTAAAGCAGGACCAGCTGACTCCTCTATTTACAAAGTGGAGAACGGTAATTGCATTGGAGACGATATGGAAGATGATGTTCGCCTTGAAGGAGGTCAAACTTACAGCGGTGTTTATTTTGTACCTGCTGACAAAAGTCCAGGAAGCCGTAAAACAGGGTGGGAGAAAATGCGTGAAATGTTGAAAGCCTCAATTCCAGTTGAAGGAATGCCTCGTGAAAAGCCAGGATTATTTATTTTCAAGAATTGCCAACAGTTCCTAAGGACTGTTCCTGTTTTGCCGCGCTGCCCAAAAGATATGGATGATGTTGACACAGATGCTGAGGATCACATTGCTGATGAAGTCCGCTATCGTGTCCGTTCAATGTCTAAGCGCGGCAAGTCGACTACTACAATTGGAATGATTTAGTTTAGTTAAGTTGACCACAAATTGCTTCAAGATTAAAATCTTCATAACGCTTTTCAATTTCTTGCAGGGTAAACTCTTCATCCCAAACTACTTGACCATTGTCCACAAACCAAACATAGAAAGTTCTTAGATGTTTTTCACTAGGCCAATCAATTACAATGATTTTACCAAATTCTTTCTCTTGGGTACCAAATGGAACACCTAATTTATTTAGTTTTGCACAAATGTCAGACACTTCACCGTCTTCATAACCTGTTAATTCATACCTCTTTATTAGCACTTAGTCCTCCCGTCTTACATCAATAAGAACACTGCTACCAAACTCAAGAATAGTTTGTGTCATGATTTTTGCCATGCACTTTGGTTTTCCATCACGAATGAATCTCCAAAAAAGCCATCTTGTTAGGTTGTCGACTTGGCTACACTGTTCCCAGTTAGCAAGTTGCTCTAAGCACTCTTCACGAGTGAAATTGTAGATTGCTTTATAAGCTTGAACTGTTACAAATGGTTTTTGCATTTTAATTTCTTTCTATCTTTGTTTCTGTGGTGGACTTGTTTGCTGTCCATATTCTTAATATAAGGCTTTGTTCAACAGAACGCGACCACTATCTTTAATTATTTGCAATTTAATTTTCCTAAGCTTATAATCAATCCATGGCAATAAACAGTAAACACCCAAAATACTCTGAATTTGACCAAGACTGGGTCCTCTGTCGTGACTCTTATCAAGGGGAACGAATTGTTAAGTCAAAAGGTACTACCTATTTGTCGCCAACAGCAGGTCACCGCGCTGATGGAATGCTTAGTAGTTTATCTTTGAACACAAATTCGATAGGCTTTCAAGCCTACGAAGCCTACAAAGAAAAAGCAGTATTCCACGACTTCATGAAGACAGCTGTAGAAACATACATGGGAATCATGTGGTCAAAGCCTCCAGTTATTGAACTCCCAAAGCAACTAGAGGCTATGTTTGAAAATGCAACAATTCAGAATGAAAATTTATTTCAACTGTTGCGTCGCATCAATGAACAGCAGCTAATCACGGGCAGGGTAGGTTTACTTTTAGATTTACCAACAACGCCCCAACCTTTTGGTACAATACCTTACATTGCACTTTATGAAGCTGAAAATATCTTGAACTGGGATGATGGACAGCGCAATGAGGTAGCTCAAGACAGCTTAAATCTTGTTGTTCTTGATGAAAGTGAATATCAACGCAATGCTGATTTCAATTGGGAATGGAAAAATAAATACCGTACTCTTGTTTATGGTGAAGTGTTTGCCAATGAAAAAAGAGGTACTGCTGCTTATAGTGTGGGCGTTTTTGAAGATGTAAATGCAATGTTTGATGAAAACTCTTTAAAAACTCCACTTATTGCAGGCAAAACATTAGACAAAATTCCATTCACTTTTATCAATTCAAAGGACATTGTTGCATCCCCTGATTCCCCTCCACTCGTTGGGCTTGCCCGCCTTGGACTTACAATCTACCGTGGAGAAGCTGATTATCGTCAGTCATTGCACCTACAAGGCCAAGATACGTTAGTTGTTATAGGTAGCAGTAAAGATGAAGCGGTTCGTGTTGGAGCAGGAGCAGCTTTAGTGCTACCTGCTGGAGGTGATGCAAAATTCATTGGAGTAAACTCAGCTGGACTTACAGAACAGCGTGAATCGTTAGACAATGATAAAACAGTTGCCTCAAACAAAGCAGGACAATTAATTGACACTCGTAGCAAACAAAAAGAAAGTGGTGTAGCACTTACAAAACGCATTTCAGCCCAGACAGCAACACTAACTCAAATTGCTTTAGCTGGTGCTGGAGGTTTAGAAAAAATCTTGCGATTCGCTGCTGAGTGGGTAGGTGCAAATCCTGATGATGTTGTTGTTACCCCAAATCTTGACTTTGTTGATGACAAAATTGCAGCAAAAGAACTTGTTGAATACATGACTGCAAAAAGTCTTGGAGCACCAATTAGTAAACGTACAATCCACCTAAACATGCAGAACAAAGGTTTAACGGAGCTGAATTATGAAGAAGAACTTGCAGCTATTGAAGAAGAAACACCAGAGCTTGAAGGCGTAGGAATAGAAGATGCTCAAGAAGAAAGTCAATGAGGAATATTTTGATGCTTTGATTAGACATCAAACTTATTTGATGAGATATTCAAGTGAAGTCCGCAACAAAATAAACACCCTTTTAAACGCAACTGAAACTGACCTAGCTGCAAAAATCAGGAATGATTTAGCAGGTACAAAAGGTTTGTCCCCGAGGTCACTAAAGAAATACAAACTTCTAAAAGCTTACATCCGCAATCTACGAGGCAAAGCATGGAAAGATGCTGAAAAAATGTGGCTTTCTGAATTTACAGAGTTAGTTCAGGATGAGGCTGCTGGTGCTGCTGCTATGCTCAGTGCAGTTTCACCTGTGGTTCTTGAAACTGCACTCCCAACTGTTGCCACCCTCCGTGGGCTTGTAACTAACCACCCTTTTGAAGGTCGTGTTCTTAAAAGCTGGGCGCGGGATATTGCAGTAGCGGATGTTAACAGAATTGAAAGTCAAATTTTAATTGGAATGATCCAAGGTGAAAGTTCACAAAGAATTGCTCGACGCATTGTTGGAACTACTGCAAAAAAAGGTGTAGATGGAATTACCCAGCTCACTCGTAACAATGCCCAAGCAATAACTCGTACTGCTATAAACAGTTTAGCAGGAGCTGCACGTTCTGAATTCTACAAAGAGAATCAAGACCTTTATGAATCCGAACTCTATGTTGCTACACTTGATAACAGAACGACTCTTGTTTGTGCTGGCAACGACGGTAAGAAATTTGAAATTGGGAAAGGACCAGTTCCTCCACTTCATTTTAATTGTCGTTCATTGCGTGTACCTGTAATTGATGGGAAAGTTTTAGGTGAACGCCCAGCAAAACCTTTCAATGAAAAACAATTTGTTGGTGAGTATAACAAAGCAAATGGACTATCAGCAAAAAACCGCGCAACATTACCAAAAGGTCACAAAGGGTCTTATGATGAATATAAACGAAAACGAGTACGTGAACTCACTGGACAAGTGCCAGCAAAAACGAGCTACCAAGATTGGCTTACAAAACAGAGCAACAGTTTTCAAGATGATACACTTGGGAAAACAAAAGCACAGTTGTTCCGGAAAGGTGGTTTGACTCTTGACAAGTTCACTGACCAAAAAGGAGGTGAACTTTCACTCAAACAACTTGCGAGCAAACACAAAGAAGCCTTCATTGATGCTGGACTTGAGTTTTAATACCTTGCAATTTCCCCGATAATTGATGATAATAACTCAGCCGACCATGGGGTAGGTTTTATTGTTACTGGTATCAATGAAAGGACCTAAAAATGTTAAAATTTCTAATTGATTCACTCGATGAAGTGGACGCTTCACTACACACATACTACAAAGAAGTTAATGGTAAGTTCCAACTTGACGTAACAGGTATTAGAACTGACAATGATGTTTCTGCTGTTCAAAATGCTCTGAATATGGAACGCAATGATCACAAGAAAACGAAAACTAAACTAGAAGAGTACGCTGGTATTCGTAGCCTCAACCTTTCTCCAACTGAAATTCTTGATAAGCTTGATCGCTTTGAAGAGTTGGAAGCTGTTTCTGGTGATAAAATTGATGATGAAAAACTCAACAAAATGGTTGAGACTCGTATCAAGTCCCGTATTGCTCCACTTGAGCGCGAACGTGACCAATTGAAAGCAGTAAGTGGGGAACAAGCCCAAACTATTGGAGAGTTCCAAACTAAAGACCGTAATCGAAAGATTTCGGATGTTGTTCGACAAGCAGCAACAGAACAAAAAATTGTTCCTAGTGCTGTTGAAGACGTTCTAATGATTGCAGAACGTAGCTTTGAGTTGTCTGAAGATGGAACAGTAATGGCTAAAGATGGAGTTGGTGTTACTCCAGGAATTGATCCAACTGTTTGGTTGACTGAAATGCAACAGAAACGACCTCACTGGTGGCCGCAAAGCCAAGGTGGCGGTGGTTCTGGTGGTTCTGGTGGTTCTGGTGGTTCTGGTAATCCTTGGAGCAGTTCAGCATGGAACATGAGTGAGCAAGGTCGTGTTTATCGTGAAAACCCTGCACGAGCCCAACAGTTGGCTATCTCTGCTGGTACAACTATTGGTGGACTAAAACCTGCTATAAAATAAAGGGTTTGCTTTTGGGCTTGAAAGCATTATACTAGTAGTAGTAGATTCGGTTTTGAGTGCATGGGTACTCCTCGGTCTGGTCATGTGGCTAGTCGCTGTTTATATCCGAAATAATTTTTTCAACTATAAATGGAGACTATTCTTATGGCTACAGGACCAACTACTTTGATTTCAGACGTTATTGTCCCAGAAATCTTTTCCCCTTATGTACAACAACAAACTGAAGAAAAATCTCGACTAGTGCAATCTGGTGCATTGGTTGTTGATGCTGATATTACAAACAAGCTTGCAGGTGGAGGTATTACCTTTGAAATGCCTAGCTTTCGTGATCTTGACAACGACGACGACAATGTTTCAGCTGATACTGGTGATGATGTCTTCACTGGAGGCTCAGCTAACTCTGCTCCTAAGAAAATTCAAACCTCTCAGGAAACTGGTGTACGTCTTTCTCGTAACCAAAGTTGGTCTAGTTCAGATTTGACAACTGCTCTTGCAGGTACTGATCCAATGGCTGCGATTGCTGAATCAGTCTCACGTTATTGGTCGCGCCGCCTTCAAAAAGCTTTTATAGCAACTATGACTGGTGTATTTGCCGACAATGCTGCTGCTCCTAGCGGTTCAGAACATACACAACATGATTTAACAAATGACATTTCTGGAGCAACCTATTCCGCTGGTGTTACCGATTTTTCTGCGGAAGCGTTCCTTGACGCTGCTGTGACAATGGGTGACAGCATGGAAGACCTTGGTATGATGATGGTTCATTCTATTGTATACAATCGTATGCAGAAGAATAACTTGATTGACTTTGTTCCTGACGCCCAAGGTAATGTGAAGATTCCGACATTCCTAGGTCGCTTGGTAATTATTGATGATTCAGTTCCTGCTTCTTCTGGTGTTTATGAGAGTTGGTTGTTTGGTTCAGGTGCTGTCCGTTTTGGTCAGAGTTCACCTAAAGTTCCAACTGAAGCAAATCGCAAGCCTGATGCTGGTAACGGTGGTGGTCAAGAAATCCTATACAATCGTGTTGAATGGTGTTTGCACCCTGTTGGTCACAAGTACGCGGGTTCCGCTCCTAATGGCGGTCCGAGTAATGCTGCAACGACAAATAACCTTGCTGCTGCTACATCATGGGAACGTGTTTACCCTGAGCGTAAACAAATCAAGATTGCTCGGCTTATTACTCGTGAAGCGTGATTTTAATGGGAGGGCGTAAAAACCCTCCCTCTTTTTTTTTAAAAAGTATTTACTTTAAATAGGAGTATTTGTCATGAGTAAAGGTTTACCACGTTCTATGTCTCGTGGAGACGCATTAAAACAAGAGGTGATTAAGCAATCTTTTGCAATTGAAAAAACAGTAACAGTCTCTGCTACTGGAGCTGCTGTTGGTTTTGGTTCTGTTGTAATTGGTGGTTTTCCACAAGGTAATATATTGTTCTTGGGTGCTGTTAGCTACCTTAAATTATCTGGTTCAGGTAGTGATGCTAATTTAACTGCTGACTGGGCAGGTGATTATGGTGTAGGTACAACTCCAGCAGCGGATGCTACAATTAGTGACACTGATGTTGATATTATTGCTTCAACTGCTGTTGCTGCTGCAACTGCTGAAGTAAGCGCCCTTACTCGCGGTGAAGGCGGTGGAGCTTTGTGTGGTGTTATCCTTAACAACACAGACGGTTCACTTGAACTTAATCTAAACGTCCTAGTTGACGCTGCTGAAATAACTAATGACGAAAGTGTTGTCTTGACTGCAAGCGGTGCTATGCATATTGCTTACATCGTTTTAGGTGATGACTAATAAAAACAATTCACGAGGAGTAACTTATGTCAAATCAAATTATTGAAACTTTAAAAACACTACAAACAGAAGATGATGAAGTTTGGACAGCTGATGGCAAGCCCAAACTAGACTCATTTCCTTTTAAGGTAACACGAAAAGAGTTGGTAAAAGTTGCTCCTCATTTTACACGGGAAAACCCTGTAATTGGAGTTGAATTTAAAATTGAGGAGACCCCAGATGAAGAAATCAAAACCGAAATCAAAGGGCTACAAAAAGAAGTAGTAACAATAAATGAAAAAGAAGAATTACAAGCTAAGGTAGATGAAGCCGCTATTGCTGTAGCAATAGCTCAGAAAACTCACTCTGTAGCCCGCAAGGAGTTGGACAACTACCTAACAGTTCATTCAAAAGAACATTCGAGACAAACAACTCAAAAAGACATTATGTTTTTCATCAAAAGTCAAAATCAACAACGTATTACAAAAGCTGCTCGTCGTGAAGCTATTCTTGCATCCTCTGGGCTATAAATTATAAGGACCTTCAATGCCTAGCAAAATCGCAGGTTTCAATTCCAGTCGGAAAGTGAAGGCGGCTTTGCAAGCTTCTCTTTTCAATGCGCGTGAAAATCGTTTGGAAAAGTTAGCAGGGGAACTTGCTGCTGCTGCTAAGACAATTCAAAGTCTTGCTCCTTTTGATTGGATTGATGCAACGGATTCTCTACAGAAAACTTTAAGTGGAACTAACATAACAGAAATTGGGAACAAAGGCTCAAGTTCTGATGCTTTAACTCACATTAGTAACACTTTCATGGTTGACTCTACAGAAGGTGCTACTTGTGGAGGTTCACAAAACAATTACCAACTTGGAGATTCAGGTGATCGCAACTTTTTACACAACGGAACAGGTTGTGAATGGTTCTTTATTAATGAAGCTGATTCAACGGCAGGAGGAAACGGTTTTGTCTTTTATAGTAACATTTCAGGTTCATCAAATCCTGGTGGTTATGTTCGCTTAGACACAGATGAAGACCTTCACTGGGTTACTAGGGGTGCAAGTACAACTTACGATGCAAGTATGGCCGCTACATCTGGGGGAATAGGTTCAGTTGGTGCAATTCCTGTGAACGTGACCTCAATTTTACATGGCTATAATAAAGATGTAGCATCCCCTGCTACTGAGTTTTCCCTATCTGTAAATGGTGCTGAAGTCTACGGGTTTAATTCTTATGGACTTGCCTACAACTCTGGGGATCACTCTGATCCTGTACGCCTATGTGTTAGTACAAAAGGTACGTTTAAAGGTTGGCTTTGTTTTGACCACAAACTTACAGACAGTGATAGAGCAGTTCTGTTAAAAGCCTTGCGTATTTACTATGGAATGTTACGTACAATTGATACTTATATTATGTTAGGTGACTCCCTAATGAACGGAGGTGCTTTAAATACAGCAGGTCTTGACTCTTCCTATGAAAGTGTAAAACCTCGTTCAGTTGTTTGGGGCTACAGGCAGGGTTTAACGAATACTCAACTTGGACTCCACCCAATGTCCCCACGAAACTCACAAGTTGAAATTAGTTCTTCTCCTGGATTTTGGGGTTTCGGACCAGATTTAACAATGGCTCATAAACTAGAAGCTGACAATCCCACAAAACATTTTGCTTTCTTGAAGCAGGCTGTTGCAGGTGACATTGCTAGTACAAAATGGTTACCAGAAGGTGATAGCAATAATTCTTGGGACAAGCTTCTTGAAAAGAAAACAGCGTTTGAAAGTTATTTAAAGTCAATTGGACTAACTCCAAACTACAAAGCTGCTGTTGTATCACTTGGAACAAATGACCAAGACACAGAAACTAGGAGTGGTCAGTATTCTGCTGCAATTGTAACTTTGAACACAAACCTACGTGGGCTCTTTAGTTCAAACCTACCTATTTATCTTTTACGAACAGCTGTTGAAGATACAGATTCAAGAAATGATGGAAAATATGCATTTGAGGGAGTTGTTCAAACTGCTCAAGATGCACTAGCTGGGTCTGATTCTAACCTCTCAATTGTTAATCCTGTCACAGTAGCTACAAGTCTTTCTTGGCGAGAAGAAACACCAAATGGGATTCACTATGACATGGATGCTGCTGAAGAAATTGGTATTGAACTTGGAAGCTTGCAATGAGTCTAACAGTTTCTGATAAAGAGTCAATTACTCATATAGTTGCTGCTGTTAATAAGTCCACTAGGAGCGATAAAACTTTTGGGGAAATCTTGATGAGAGGGGGTGTAACAATTTGTGCTGCTGGAATTCTTGCAATTTTTTCAATGATGTTTGGAATGAAATATGACTTACAAGCAAACATAATTGAAACAAAATATGTAAAAGAAGCTTTTAAAGAATATAAAATTGAAGCAGACCAATTTTTTGCAAAACCTAATTTTACAAAAGATGATTTTACAACCCAACTTCAACCTATTACTCAACAAGTTAGACAAAACACAGAACAATTAGTACAAAAAAATACTTGGATGAGTAGGATTGAAAACATTGTTTATTCAAATGAACGAGATTTACAAAATGTTGATGAGGATATAACCGAAATCAAACAACTATTAACTAAGATTTCCAAAGGAATGGGTAAATGACTTTGATTGTTGAAGATGGAACTGGTTTGGAAACTGCTGAAAGTTATGTTTCAACTACAGAAGCAGATACATACTTTGAAAATTTATCAAATTTAACTTGGGTAGGTACAACTGCTGTAAAAGAATCTGCTCTACGCAAAGCTACAACTTACCTCGACACAACTTATTCTTGGATTGGTATAATTTACACAACTGAACAAGCTTTAGGTTGGCCTCGTACTGGGGTTTATGACAAAGAGGGTAGGGACATCAAAGAGTCTGTACCTACCCTTATTAAACAAGCTGCATATGAACTTGCTCTTGCTTCTTTGAGTGAGGAACTTGTACAAAATACTAGTAGTAGTAATTACGTGAAGAAAGAAAAAGTTGGAGAGTTAGAAGTTGAATACAGAACTGATGCTCCAACTGATAGGATGTACAAGTTCACTGACCGCCTTCTTTCTGGGCTTTATATAGCAAAGCAAGGAAGCATGAGTGTAGGAGTGTATCGTGCTTAACTACACTGCATTAGCTCTTACTGCAAAAAACCTTATAGCAAATTTTGGTTCGGATGTAACATTTTTACTTGTTGAAAATGGTGGGTACTATGCAAGTACTAATTCATTTTTAGATTCTTCGGAAGTTGAAACAACCCTCAAAGGTGTTAAATTGAATTATAATTTATCACAAGTTGATGGTGAAATTATTAAAAAAGGGGATTTGCGTTTAATTATTGAAGCAGTTTCTTTAGAAACAAACCCAACAGTAGACGACAAAATTAAGTTTGGGGATGATGTTTGGGAAATCAAAAGTGTAAAAATATTAAAGCCTGCTAACATAGTTTTATTATATGATCTACAGTTGAGGCAGTAATGAATGAATTTGACAGGGGAATAAGAGAGCTAAGAGCTGAAATAAAAAAAGTAGTTGTAGAAACAGTTAAAAAAACTGCTTTAAGGGTAAACCAAACAATCATACTTGCAACTCCTGTGGACACTGGTCGTGCAAGAGCAAACTGGATTGCTACAGTAGGGTTTGGAAATGCAATTAAAGTTGATGATGTTGACCCAACAGGAGGAGCAACAATTTCAAAAAACACACAAACAATTATTACTGCAAAAGAAGAATTAGAAATGGAAATTCACTTAACAAACAATTTAGATTATATTATACCTCTAAATAATGGTCACTCAGGGCAAGCCCCAGCAGGGTTTATTGAAAAAGCAGTACAGGTAGCGGAGTCAGTCTAATGAGTTTTGAAAACGCAAGAAAAAACCTACAAAAATATATCAGTGATAATTTTACAGGTGTTGCATCAAACCAAATTGCATGGGACAATGTTGAGTTTAAGCCTACAATAGGTACGGCATGGCTTCGGGTAAGTATCCAAAATACGATTAGTGACTTTGTAGGACTAAGTGGTCCAAGTGTTAGGACTCGCAGACGAGGACTAATATTTTTTCAAATTTTTACTCCTGAAGGTACAGGTACTCTTTTAGCTGATCAAATTGCAGATGACCTTGCAAATAACTTTGAAGCCCTATCCTTGTATACAGGTGAAATTTTGAGTGCAGTTACAAAGAATGAAATTGGTGTTTCAAAAAGTTGGAACCAAACAAATGTTTCTCTTCCATTTTATTATGATGAATTAGTTGTAAAGAGAACTACAGTTGTTCCAAACTAAAGACCGTAATCGAAAGATTTCAGAAGTTGTTCCTAGTTCCAAAATTGATTTAGATGTTGCTCTTTCGGCAAGTTATGATGGAACAGCACAGACAATAACTGCTTGGTCAAACAGATTCTGTTTCAACAGACGACCCAACTTTCAATGGAACGGCTGGTGAAACTACTGCTTACTTCTCTAGTGATGGTAGCGACAAGTTTGTGATTGCAGGTGGCAACACATCTTTAATTGCTAATTTACATTAAGCTGCTTCTACACAAGATTGGTGGATGGCTTTCGCGTTTAAGCATGGTGGCCTTGGATCAACATATTTTGGTACAGACACGTACCAACACAAATGGGATTCTTATTCGTGAGGCTGGGGGTGGTAGTCCTGAATTTAACGTGCAGCAACAGAATAGCGGTGCAATGAACATTTTTCATAGTGGTTCTACATGGTTCCCCGATGACACAGACTGCATAGGCATACTAAGTTATGATGCTTCAGCCCAACAAATGAGTTTTGGATTAATGATGAAACGCGAGTTGATGCGGCGGCGGTTTTCACAAGTGGTACTGAGGCGGCGCAAGTGGCGATGCAGCTATTTCCGACCTCTGATACGACAGATCGCTTCTATCACGCAAGTATGGGCAATGAATATCTTGATGATACCAAGGCAGCAGCATTAACTGCGTTTATTGAAACGCGACAAAACAGGAATTTTTAAGATGACAATATTTGTTATATGGCCTAAAATAATTGATACTGAATTTCGCTTAGCTTATTTTTCTGAAGTTGTGGAAACAATTCAGATTACTCCTCTTATGAGTGAAACCCATTATCTTGTCGGAAGTTCAATGCTTACAGAACAACACAAAACAAACTTACAAATTGAATTTACAGATGTTGTTTTCTCTTTGGAGGCTCCTGAGGGATTTACACAACAAGTTTAGATTTTTAAAAAAAATTGAAAACATTGCAAAAAAGTTGATAAGTTTGTATAATAATTTTTTAAGGAGATTTAAAATGAAGACCGTGAAGTTTAAAAAAGAAAAAGGTAGTACTTATGTTGGCTATGTAGGTACTTACCCAGAAGCTGAAGCTGACCGCTTAGTAAAAAGTGGTGTAGCTGAATTCTACAAAGTTGAAAAACCTTCAACTCCAGTAAAACCCTCTAAAACTATTAAGGAGAACTAAGTATGTCAGACTCTTCAAAGACACAGGTTAGAATCTTTAAAGAGACAACTTGGGCTGAAACTCCTAGTGTTTCTAATAAGATGAAAAACCTAAACGTAACAAGTGAAAACTTGTCACAACAAACTAATACAACAAGAAGCCAAAACATCAATGCAACAGGTAACACACAAAGTGTAAATCGTGTTGGAATTGGAGCAGGTGGTGATATTGGTGTTGAAATGAATTTTGGTGTTGGAATTGAATACCTAATGGAGGGTTGCCTACGTTCTGAATTTGCTGCTGATATTGGGCTTTCTGGTACAACTTTTGCTGCTGTTAATTCAGATAATACTTTTACAGACTCTGGTAACGGCTTTGTTTCTGCTTCTGTTCAAGTTGGACAATGGATTAAAACTGATGGGTTTACAACTGCTGATAATAATGGATTCTTCAGAGTAACTGAAGTTGCGGCAGGAACAATCAAAGTTGAAGGCGGTACTCTTACAGATGAGTCAGCAGGTGATGCAGTAACAATGAAAGGTGGTTTGCTGAAGAACGCAACAACTGATCAGTCATTTTTAGTCGAAGTTGAACGTACTGATAAAACTATTTTCAAGTATTTTCCTGGATGTCGTGTTGGTCAAAATCAATTTACGTTTACTCCTGGGTCGCTCGTAACAGGTTCATTCTCCATGCGAGGCAAAGAGATGAAGGTTGCTACAGTTACTCAAGGAGACGGTTCCCCGACTGCTGCTGATACTACTCGTAGCATGAATGCTGTTGATAATATCAAGGGTGTATACCTTGGTTCAAGTTTGAGTACTTTGGATATTACTAATTTCAACTTTACTATTAGTCCAGCCCTACGTGATCAACAAGCTATTGGTAAACTTGCTAACGTAGGTATTGGTTCTGGTACACAGACAGCCACTATCAACATTGAAGCTTACTTAGAAGACAATACTCTTCTTACAGACTACTTGGCTTTCACTAACGCGAAGTTAGCAGTTATTGTTGAGGATGTTGCAGGCAATGCTTATATCTTTGATTTCCCAACTGCTGCTCCTGCAAGTGGTGAAGACCCCACTAGCGGACTTGATCAAGATGTAATTCAGCGTTTTGGTTATGAAGCCTACTTAAACGGTGCTTTAGGTAGTACTGTTGGTATTACAAAAATCGCTGCTTAATGTTAGATAAGAAGGGACACTATGTGCAGCGTGTAGTGTCCCTTCAATAATAAGGAAAAAAGTTTCATGAGTCTATACGAAGCATACGAAACAGATACAAAACTCGAAGAAGGTGGTGTCTGGGTAGACCTTTCAGGAGGTGTAAAAGTCAAAGTAGCTGCTCTGGGTAACAAAGCCCATCAGAAAGCTATGGAGAAAATGTTTGCACCTTACAAAAACCAACGTCGTCGCAATTCAATGGATGAAACTATTGAAGAAGACATCCATACAAAAGCAATTGCTCAAACAATTCTTTTAGATTGGGAAGGTGTTACAGACCGCGAAGGTAACAAACTAAAATACAGTTTTGAAAATTCTTACAAGATTCTTATTGATGAAAGCTTAAAGCGTTTTAAAGCTGATATCTTGTATATTGCAAAGGAAGCAGAAACTTTCAAACAACAGGAAGTGGATGAGTCGGTAAAAAACTCCAAGAAGTCCTCAAGTGGAGAATCGACTACGGGGACAAAGTAGAAAAACTTAAAGTTCAAATTTTGAAAGGAAAGTCTTTTAAATTTTATGATGAAAGACCTTTTCTTTTTGAAGATTTAGCTGAAGTTTGGACTGCATTTTGGAGATTACATTCTTCACGATTAAGTGGAATGGGAGGAGCTGAGCCTTTACAAATACAAAGTATTATTGACTACGGAAATAACGTAATAAAGTGTAGAAACATAGAAGAGTTTATTGACTACATACAAGCTTTAGACTCAACGATGTTGAACCACCTTAGGAGACTAAAAAGTGACGATTAATATTCCAGTTGACGTTATTATCTCTTCAAAAAATGCTGAACTTGGAGAACGCAAAGCTGTTCGGTCTTTAGAAAATATTCGTTCTAAAGCTAACCAAACAAAAAATACAAACAAAGACCTTGAAACTTCGTTTCGCGGTGTTGGCTCAGGTATTGCGGCCATTGATGGTCCACTGGGTGGCATCTCGTCTCGATTTACCACCGTACGTTCTTTAGTTCAATCAACTGGATTTGCTTTAGCTGCTTTTACTGTAGGACTTACTGGAGCAGGCTTTGCTATGCGAGCAAGTGTTCGTGAGGCAGTTAAATACTCAACTTCTCTTGCAGAAGTTAAAACACTTGTTGGAGATACTTTTGCGTTTGATACACTTAGTAAAAGTATTCGACAAACTTCAAAAGACTTTGGACAATTGCCCACGCAGCAGGCAAAAGCAGCATATCAAATTATTTCAGCAGGTGCATCATCAGCGGCTGAAGCAACATCAACTTTAGTTGCAGCAAATAAACTTGCTATTGGTGGTGTAACTGAGGTCAGTATTGCTGCTGATGGACTAACAACAATTATGAATTCTTACGGTGATCGTGTTGGTTCAGCTACAGATGTTTCGGATGCTCTATTTGTTGCAATGCGAGCAGGTAAAACAACGATTGGAGAGCTCAGTGCAAGTATTGGTAAGGTTGCTCCTCTTGCTGCACAAACCAATACAAGCCTAGCAGAGCTTTTATCAGGTATTGCTGCTTTGACAAAGGGTGGTATTAAAACGACTGAAGCTGTTACAGGTATGAGAGCAGCTTTAGCAGCAATTGCAAAACCAACAAAAGAAGCTAGCGATCTTGCCCAACAACTTGGGATTGACTTTAATGCTGCTGGGCTTGAATCAAAAGGTTTTGCAGCTTTCATGCAAGAAATTGCAGAGAAAACAGGAGGTTCAACAGAGAAACTTTCACAATTATTTGGGGGTGTTGAAGCGTTGATCCCTGTTCTTGCTTTGAGTGGAGCTGCTGGAGAAGATTTCAAACAAATTTTAGAAGATATGGGTTCCAAAGCAGGTGAAACTGAGGAAGCTTTCAATAAGATGGCAAGTACCCCTCAATTTGTGTTTGGGCAACTCAGAGGGAAATTTGTTGATCTTGCTATTACAATTGGGGATGCAGTCCTAACAGTAATTATACCCGCAACAAAAACTTTAATTGACAATTTTGATAACCTATTAATCATTATTGAAGCTTTGTCAATTGTTGTAGGTAGCCGTCTTGTTATATCTTTTGGTTTGGCTACAGCGGCAATAGTAAGAAACACAATAGCAGCAGCAGGAAATTTCATTGCTATGTCTCGTCTTACAGCAGCAGTTGGGGGGGTTGCAACTGCTCATGTTGTTGCAGCTTCAGCAATGGCGGGTATGGGTAAAATTGCAGCAGTTATTGCTGGTCCTTTAGCACTTGGAGCAGCAATAGTAGCTTATGTCTTTTTACGCAATAAAGTAAGTTCAGCAACAGATGCTATGAACTCATTTGTTGCAATTGGTGTTGTTGTTGGCGCAGAAATGCAAAAGCTTGGTAGTTGGTTTGGTCATGTTGGTAGAATGGTTTCCACAACTTTTAGTGAATCTTTTGGAGATGCAAAACGTGTCCTTGATGCTTTTAAATCAGACCTCACAAGTTTTATTACAAATCCTTTTTCTAGTACTGTGAATTTTAATGCAACTGGAGATGCTCTCCTTGAGTTAACTACAACATCATTTACAAAAGCAATAGAAAATTCACGGGATGAATTGGAAGCAAGGAACAAAACTATTGACCAAGCAACTGACAGGCGTCTTTTAGAACTTTCAAAACAAAATCAACAAGCTGCAAAAGATACAGATGAGTTTTCTAGTGCTACAGAAGATGCCAATGTACAATTACAAACCCTTATTGAAAAGTTAAACAATGATAATAATGGTGTTACAGGAGCTCTGGAACAGACAACAGAAGCAACAAAAGAAGCAACAAAAGCAACCAAAGAGTATGGGGAAGAAAGTTCAAAAGTTTCAACCATTGTTACTCGTGCTGCTGAAAATATTTTTGATATCTTTAGTAGTTCCATTGATGATTTTCTTGCTGGTGATTTAGGTTCTTGGAAAGACTACGGTGATAGAATTGTTGATGTTATACGAGGTTCCGTTGCAAATATTTCTGCTCTAGCTTTGGCCAAACCAATTATTGTTCCAATAATTGGTAAAATTGCAGGAACTATTGGTTTGGGTGGTCAACTGACAAACCAGATTGGGAATGAGTTTGGTGTGAATAACCTTGTAGACATGGCAAAACAAGGTTCAGGCATCTATGATATGTTTACAAGTGGAGGTGGTGCACTAGCTGATACAATACTACCAAGTAGTGTTGCAAGTGTTTTTGATACAGTTGGGTATTCTGTTTTTAATACAGGAACAAGTGCAACAGCAGCAGGTGCAACTTATTTACCTGCTGGGGTATCTGGACCAATAGTTCCTGATGGTACAATTTTTGGGGGAGCAAGTAATGCAATTAACCCAATTAATATTGGAGCGGGTATGGTTGGTAACCTTGCTTCTGATCTCTTGGGCTTGTCAGGTGAATATTCAGATATTGGTTCCGCAGCAGGAACAGCAATTGCAGCTTTAGCAGGGTTTACTGGACCTCTTGCTTTTTCATTAGCCGCCTTTGGGGGTTCTGCTCTCGGTGGTCTTTTTGGAGGAAAGCCCAGTGACAAGGGGCAGTGGACACAAGTTAATCGTACTGGTGCTGTTGTTGACCAAGGGGGTTTAAGTGGGAAGAAGTTCAGCCAAGAAAACCAAGATGCTTCATTGAACTTTGCTAAAATTGGTTCAACTGTTGCAAATATTTTTGAACAAGTAACAAATGATAAAGCAGACTTTGAAAACTTCAAAGTCAAAATTGGTAATCGTGATTCTTATGACATCCAATTTGATGACCAAGAAAAAGAATATGTAGAGAGAGACCCAGCTATTCTTTTTGAAACAATTGTTAACAGAATACGGGAACAGCTTGAAGAGTTACCTGCAAACATTGCTACAGTAGTTGATCAAATTGACTTCACAGATTTGAATGGAGCAGTTGAACGCTTAGACTTCATTGGGCTCTTTGATGCAATGTTTAAAGAACAGACTGTAGAAACTTTTACACAAACAGAAGTTGCAATTGATGGAATTAATGAACGCTTTCAAGAAATGATTTCAAAAATGACTGAATATGGGTTTATTGCAGAAGACATTCAGCGTGTTGAGGATTTGCGAGTTCAAACTCTACAACAAACAAAGGACGCTCTTGAAAAAACTGCAAGAACCTCTTATTTTAATGCTGCTGCTCCTGGAGTGACCCAGTTTAGAGGATTGTATGATAATTACCAAAACCAATTGAGTGAATTTAACTCTGTAGGGCTTGATACAACATTCCTTGATAAAAGTTACCAAGTTCAGCAAGAAAAACTTATACAGAGCATTGTTAGGGATACCTACTCTGAACGTCTATCTCTCATTCAGTCAGAAGCCCAAGCAGCGGAACGCCTTGTTGTAAGTTACTCAAATATAAGTTCATCACTTAAAAGCGCAATTTTAAATTTACGTTTAGATTCTACAAGCCCACTCACAACAGAGCAGCGTTTAGCAGAGGCGCGCTCCAACTTCTTAGCAACAGCAGGGCGCGCTTCAACTGGCGACATTGGTGCAATGGGTGAACTAGATTCACTTGGTTCACAGTTCTTGGAAATCAGTAGGGGGTATTTTGCTTCTACTGACCAATATGTACAAGATTTCAACACTGTTCAAGAAGCTTTGGAAAGTGCAAAAAATTCAGCTGACGCTCAATTAACAACTCAACAGAAATTAGTTGAGTTAGCTCAAGAAGAAATTGATGCTATAAACAATATGTCAACAATCTTGAATGATTCTTTAACAAACCAAGAAAGAGTTAGTTCAATTATCAACCAAGCTTTGCAAGTTGGAAAGATGAATGCTAACGAGACTTTGGTTCAAGGAATAAACTCTGGATTAGTTGGTGAAGATCAGTTATCACAAATTTTACCTGTATTTGACTCTCTTGGGGCTCCTGGTGCTGACGGAGTTGGTGGACGAAGCTTGTTCTTTGAAAGTAATCCAGCAGCAAATGCAGCGTTCATTCAAGCTGCTCGCTCTTTAGGTATTCCTGGCTTCAACAAAGGTGGCGATGTTTTGGGTAACGGTTTGTTTATGGTGGGTGAAACTCGACCAGAAATTTTCCAAGCTGGAGGCAGTGGGGGTAAAGTAATTCCATTGGAAAATGGAGCTGAAGTTGAACAACGTTTAGCAAATCTTGAACGTGAAATGAGAGCAATGGTTGGAGTTAGTCAAGAAGGTTACAAGCGTCTTGAACAGATGTTAGAACGACAAGTTGAAGCTACTGAAGAAAATACTGAGGCAGTTAAGCGACAATCATGACAGTTACATTAATTCAAATTGATACGAATGTACAAGGGGACAGCACAACAAGCTTGTCCGTTGGAACAGGTACAAAAGCATTTACTCTTTTGAGTAGCCAACCTTTTGTAAAAGGTATGGAAGTTATTGCTAAACATAATGACAGCAACTACCTGACTGGTACTGTAACAACTGTTGTTGAAAATAATGTGGTTTTAGACGTAACAAGTTCAACTGGGTCAGGAACTTATGCTACTTGGGTACTTGATGGTGCGAGAACGTTAAATATAGGAACCTCTAGTCATGTTGCTGGAGTAACTGAATACAGAGGTGATATTGTTGATCCTGGAAATATAGAACAATACATGTTTTCAGTTGGTACTACTTTTGGTGTGAGTAAATCTACAAAAGGTACAATAAAAGTTAATAACAAAGACGGATACTGGGACTTTGTTCGTAAACTGGGTTTTGCAAAAGGTAGTATTCGTATCAAGCAAATTTCAAACCAGAAAGAAGCTGTTCCTACAGTAAATGTTTTTGCAGGAACTGTTATATACGCTGAAGTTAAATTCAGTGAAGTTGTTTTTTCTATTGCTGACCGTTTAGACGACCTGGGAGTTCAAGCCCAAAAAGAGCTTTTCTTAGGTACAAATGTAGGTTCAACTGGAATTGAGGGTAGTGCTGACGGAATCAAAGGTCAGCCTAAGCCCTTTGGGCTTGGAGGTCCTATTTTAAATGCAAAACCTGCTTTGGTAAATGAAGCTACTAGAATTTATGCTTTGAATTTTGATTATGATGGAACAACTTCTTCAATTACAACTTTAGGTGATCTTGATGTTCTTGACAAAGGACTGGGTAAATCTTTAGACACAACTGTTGGAACAAGTGGTGACTTTGCAAATCTTGCAGCATTGCAAGCTGCAACAATTGCTTCTGGTAAATTTGTAACTTGTAAAGCTGAAGGTCTTTTTAGATTAGCAGGTGCTCCTGCTGGGGAGGTGACAGCAAATTTTACACAAAGTTCGCTGACGGGTGCTGCAATTGTAAAAAACTTAATTGAAAGAATTGGTTTCACAACAAGTGATTATGTAAACTCAACTTTTACAGATGTTGACTCTGATAACAGTAGCTCACAAGAGCTCTATGTTGAGGACTCTAGTACCGTTCAAAAACTTGCAGTTGAAATTATGAGTGGAATTGGAGGTTACTTAATTTCTGATACTGATAACAAACTCCGAGTTGGAATTTTCAAAAGCCCAGACTCTGGAACAAGTGTGAAAACTTTTAAGCAAGATTCTGTTATTGACCTTTCTACTTTTAAAAGTAAAGACAGCGGCCAAGGAGTACCTCCAAAGCAAATCAAACTAAACTACAAGAAAAACTACAAGGTAATTGCTGATAATAATTTTGCAGGTTCTGTAATTGGAACAAGTGACCAACTCCTATACAACACTAAGTATAGGGAATTAGCTAGTGTTGAAAATGAAGCAGTTTCTAGAAAACACCCAAACGCTCCAATATTTGAAATTGATACTCATTTTGTTAATGAAACAGATACCCAAACTGAGCTAACTAGGCAAGAAAATTTAAGACAGATTGACAGACAGTTTTTTGAATTTTCAACCTATGATTTAACTCCTTTAAACTTAGGTGATATTGTTACTTTGCAAATTGATGGTCGGTTTGATTTGTCTTCTGGTAAAAAAACCGTTATACTTGGCAAAGAAATTAATTTAAGAAAATCAAAAATTAAATATATTGTTCTAGGCTGATAAATGAGTAATTGTATAATGGGGTTTCCAAACTATATTGACAACACATTCTTTAATGTGGTGCTGACTGGTGGTGACTGGAAACTACCTCTCACTAATTTACAAGATGATCGTTTGAGCCTACCTGCTCTTGCCGATGGCTCTTCAAACTCAGCAACATGGTTTGATATTGATCTTGGCGCTCCACGCGATATTTCTTTAGGGGCAATACCAAGTACTAGTTCAACAATCGAAGGACAGCGGCGCTTAAGAATTTCAAACACGCCTTCTTTTAGTAATAGTGCAACTGTTGGAGCTGACGCAAGCATTGGTGCAACAAGTGTAACTTTTCAAGCCCCTGTTGGAGTTGCACTCCCTGTTGTTTCAGGTGACTTTTTTACAATTGGTGAGACTTTATATAAGTCAAACACCACACTTACCGTCTCTGGGGGTGCAACTGGGGTTATTAATTTAGCAAGTGTTGCTACAAATGACATTCACAATGCTACTGTACAAAGTGCTTTATCAGTTGGGGATACAATTCGTTGCAACACTGGAGATTTTTCAGCTCCTGTTTTTGATAGCACTCAAAAAGATATTTTTGATAGAATATATGAATGGGGAAGTTTACCATTCCAACATCCAAGTTACTGGAATGGTAAAACAACAGAAGAAGAACGACAAACTTTAAAATTCCCAATTATTGATACGATGCTATTGGAAGCTGTTGTTGGTACATATGCAAGGTATGAATTTTTTGATTCAACAAACCCTAGTGACTTTGCAATATCACGTTGCTTTTTAACTCCAGGATGGCAACCTTCAATCAACCCAGTATACGGAGCTGCTTTTCAATACCAAACAGACACTGAATTTGAAAAGTCATGGGGTGGTGAAAAATCCTACAGTCAAAAACAAGCTTACAGGACGCTAACATTTAGCATTGATCACTTACCTGAGTCGGAAGCTTTAACACAAGCTTTAGAAATGCAGCGGATACAAGGAATTAATAAACAAATGTTTTTCATTTTTGATCCAGATGATGTAGAAAATTTACACAGACGTAGTTTCACAGCTACTTTACAATCACTTAATTCACTTACTTACGCCTATTTTTCTCACATGGGTTTTAGTGCAATCATAGAAGAAGTTCAAGGAGGATTACTAACATGAGCTTTCCAGTAACAATTAATGGAAATACATATACAGCGGCAGAGTTTTTAAATTATGGACACTTAACTGAGTTTCCAGCAATCATTGCTGATGTTGCAACAGTTGGAACTCAAGTAGTAGATGCAGCGGCTACTTCAACTACAAATGCAAATGCAACAGCGGCTGACGTAGTGTTAACAAACGCTGACGTAGTGTTAACAAACGCTGATGTAGTAACTGCAAATGCTAGTGTAGTTGCGGCTGAACTTGCCCAAACAGCGGCTGAAGCGGCTGTAGTTGGTGCTCAATTACCTGTTGCATCAACTACGGGTACATCAACAGCTTATGAATTCACAAATTCAGATTTGACAATTGGTGATAGTGTAGCGATACGTGTAAACTTTGATAAGACTTGTGGAGTTGCCCCAACATTAGAAGAAACAACAAACGGAAATCCTTATGAAATTGTTGACCGTGGGAATCGTAGTTTAACTTCTGGTGAAATTTCTAGTGGTCAAAGTTATATTTTACTTTATGATACTGCAATCAACAAATGGATTGTCCAAAATTTACCTCTTGTAAAACTAATTTCAACGCTTGATGGTAATAGCCAAACAGTAAACAACATTCGTTTGACAAACACTCCAGTTACTTACCCTCAGAATGGGTCTCTAGCTGGAAAAATAATTGAGGGTGATTATGTTATTGGATATATTGATTATGATTCAACTCTTTCAGGGGGGAGCTATGATCCAGATGAAGGTTCCGCAACGATTGAACTTTATCTTTCAGCTAATAAAACCTCAGCAAGTGGAGTAGCAGTCACTGGGGGTTCTTTCTCCGTTTCTGCTGGAACTCCTGATTCAAATACTTTTACAGGTAACAATACAGTTGCCTCTGGAAGTCCAAGATATGTTGTTGCTAAAGTAACCTCAGCAACAACTTTAAAAAATGCAAAAGGCTCAATTATGTTAACAAAAAATTCTGAGGATATATAATGGCTATTTATGGACACACAACACCTAACTCAGTTAAAAAACCATTTCCTCTTGGGAAATGGGTTGCAGCAACAACAGGTGAGAGAGTAGACAATGAACCAATTGCATACAGGCTTTTTGGTGCTACAGGTCTAACTCAAACTTTGTTTGATCTTGACAACTCTGGGCTTTCCATTGCTTGTGTCGGAATGAATAGTTCAACAAAACATATTGGGACTTTTTATAACAACTCCGGAACTATTGTTGAAAACAACTACAATGAAACAAACAAACCTGTAAGAGCATTACAGTATAAAACAAGTCCACAGAAAATAGCTGTACTTGATGAAAATGGAGTGCTTGCTGAATATGACTTTACCTCAGTTTTGGAAGCAGATGGTAATCCAACAAAAACAGTTCTCTTGTCCGGAATTGAGGGTGCTAGTTTTGTTAATAGTAGTATTGAACTAGCAGATTTTGACATGAAATGGATAGGAGAAAATGATGATAAGCTTCTCCTATTTCATCGAGGTTCCACAGTCTTTACTGTTTTAACCCTACAAGAAACCTCTGGAACATGGGCTTTAGTTGATAAAGAAACTGTTACAGGTTTAACTACATTTTCAACAAGGGAACAATGTCTTTGTTCAAAACAAAACACAGATATTGATTCTGATCATTGGTTCAATTGTTTGACTGGTGTAGATATTTTTGGAGCACTTGTTAATCTTGATGGTTCACTGAACATAACAATTACAGCCTATGGTCAGAATGGTTCAAATGTTGAGTTTACTGGGGAAGTTAGTGGTCTGTTGTTTTGTCATTTAGACAGTGGAAGTAATTTTCAGCAACATTACTGGGACAAAACAGGAACAGGTTCTGAGGGTATTGTCCTTTTAAATAGTGGTGTATCTAGTGCTGGTTATGATTTAACAACTTATTGGCCAATAGTTTCTGACTCCAATATATTTGCTAAAGCTGTAGTAGACTCTGATTCAGCTGATTATCTTTTCTTTTCTACTGCTGCTGGTGTTACTCGTTCTTGGAACTCATTTTTAAATGGTGTTGGTGGAACATACTTTCCAAGTAAAAGTGGAATTTTGTTTACAGGTACAGATGATGATCCTTATAAATTCTTATGGAGTTTTCAAGGAAAAAGTGGTCCAGATTCAGGCCATGTAACTCTATGTGAAATCTAAGAAGTTGCTTTTGTAGGAAGAAGTTGTTATTATTTATTATGTCTTATAGTTACTCAAAAAGATCACGCTCTAGGTTAGATACATGTGATCCACGATTAGTTGAAATTTTTGAAGAATTGATTAAATTCTATGATGTCACAGTTCTTGAGGGTGTAAGATCAGAGAAACGTCATAACACATTGATCCAAAGAGGTTCAACACAAGTTCCGTACTCAAAAACAAAACACAAGCCAAATAAAGTTGGTTTGAGTTTTGCAATTGATGCTGCTCCATGGCCAATTCCTGGAGGAGTTAGTTGGGGAGCAAAGTGGAAAGACCGAGTTAAATTCTATGAGTTTGCAATGTTAGTTAAATATGTTGCTTGGCAAAAAGGAGTTGACCTGCGATGGGGCGGTGACTGGGATGGTGATTATGACTACTGGGATCAAAATTTTGATGATCTCGTTCATTTTGAGTTAATTGGTTAATCAAAGGAGTTTTTATATGTTTGATTTAATTAAAGGTTTTGTTCGTCACCTTTTGACTATTGGTTCTGGCTATCTTGGTGGTCTTGGCCTTATCAATTCTGATGAACAAAATTTACTAGTTTCTTCGATCATGGCTATTGTTGCTATTGGTTGGTCTGGTTGGGATAAACACTCAGCGAAAAAGAAACTTAATAAAGCGATTATGGCGCCTGCTAAAGGTGCTGGTTAATCATGCTCTATATATTAACAGCAGTCAGTGCGCTACTTTTTTTGCTTGTACTTTACCAATTCAAAAAGCTTGGAAGACTACAAGCCCAAAGGGAACAAGCACTGACTGCTGTAAAAATTGTAAAAGCACAATTTGCAGAATACAAAAAAGCAAAGGCTAAAGAAGATGAAATACAAGCAAAACCTGTTGCTGGTTCCATTGCTGATGCTCTTGACCGCTTGTGAATGCTCCCTACAAACTGAACAAGCTTGGTATCCACCTCCCTTTAAATTTTCTGAACAGTCAGTGGATTGGTTGAAAAAAGCTGAATTGCAAAGCAAACCACCCTTACAAGTTATTGTTGATTTTGATACTTTTTCAAAGCGAGAACTAACAATTGAAACAAATAGGACTCAATAAATAGCAAG